AGGAAACGCTTACTCAGGATATTCATTCTTCTATTATGTTTCTAGTTTAACATCAGGAAGTTCTTCAACATTCTCAGGTACCGTATCAGGTAGTGTTTTCACTTACTCAGGAACTGCGTATTCCGAATACAACAATATGGTTGTGGCGACTTTGAGATCAAGAGGTATATCTTTATATACTAATAGCGTTGACAGTGACCAACATGGACCAGTTTATGAAGTTAACGCATTATCTGCTTTGACTTTGAATTGTAGTGGACAATATTCAGGTATTACTCAATCACCTTATGAAACTTTCTTAATATCAGGTGTTACTAAAGATAATGACAATTTCTCGTTTGAAACTTCAATGTCCGCAGCATCATCAAAATATATTACTAAAGTTTTAGGTGTCGATAATTTTGGAAAATCAAGAAATGAGGTTCCTGTGTTTGTTGAGGAAGTGTATCCAAGCACTTTGAATTACGCTTATAACCAAGGTTATATTAGAGGTTTGAACTGTGATTTAATTTCTTTACCTGGTGCTAGAAGTCAAGACCCATCTTCAATCGCTTACAATGTAACACAATATAAAGCACCTCAAACACCTTACTTGGTTTCCGAGTTAAGAGGTAATAAAGTTTATAACTTGTTTAGATTCATTTCAATTTCTGACGGTAACTCAGCAAACACTGAAGTTAAAGTTTCAATTGCTAACTTGTCTTTCAATAATATGACGTTTGACGTGTTAGTTAGAAACTTTTTTGACACGGACGCTAACCCAGTTGTAATTGAAAAATTCACAAACTGTAACATGGATCCTCTTTCTAACAACTTTGTTGCTAAAAAGATTGGATCAAGTGATGGTGAGTACGCATTGATTTCAAGATACATAATGGTTGAAATGGCTGACGAAGCACCAATAGATGCAATACCTTGTGGATTCTATGGATATACCCAGAGAGAATATTCCTCAGTACTTAACCCTTCACCAGTTCCAATTTTTAAAACTAAATATTATTTCCCTGGTGAGGTAATCTATAACCCTCCTTTCGGTGCAAGCACAAACACAACAGAATCTGCTGGTGACATCGTAAGAAGAAGTTATTTAGGTTTCTCAAGTCAATTCGGAGTTGATGATGCGTTCTTACAATATAAAGGAACTCAAAATCCAATCAATTGGGTTGTGTCTCCTCTTCCTGTTCCTGGTGAACAATGGAATTATTTGAGTAAAGGTTTCCACATGGACTCAGGTGCTACAGTTGTAACTATTTCGAATTCTTTCCAAACTAGTGGTCAGACAGCATTCGAATGTGGTGTTGCTAACTTCTCATCGGATCCTGAAACTCAAGAAAACCCTTACTATTTCATATACTCAAGAAAATATACTATATGTTTTGCTGGAGGTTTTGATGGATGGGATATCTACAGAGAACATAGAACAAATCAAGATAGATTCCAATTGGGATCTTCAGGTTTCTTAGCGGGAGCATCCGCGTCACAAAGATATCCAAATGCAACTGGTGATGGTTTGTTCAAGAGAATCGTTGTTCAGAATAACCTTCAAGATTTTGCTAATACTGACTATTACGCATACTTGTTAGGTATTCTTACATTCGCAAATCCTGAATCTACAAACATCAACGTATTTGCAACTTCAAGTATAGATTATGTAAATAACTCTAACTTGGTTGAGGAAGCAATCGATATGGTTCAGTTCTCAAGAGCGGACTCAGTATACATCGCAACAACACCTGACTATCAAATGTTTACCCCTGACGCTACAAACTCATTGGATATAATCTATTCTCAAGAAGCTGTAGACAACTTGGATAACACAGGTATTGATTCTAACTATACTGCGACTTACTATCCTTGGATTTTGACAAGAGATACTGTCAACAATACACAAATTTACTTACCACCAACTGGTGAAGTTTGTAGAAACTTAGCGTTGACTGATAACATCGCATTCCCTTGGTTCGCTTCAGCGGGTTACACAAGAGGTCTTGTGAACTCTATCAAAGCGAGAGTAAAACTCACCCAAGAAGATAGAGATACTTTGTATCAAGGAAGAATCAACCCTATCGCAACATTCGCTGATGTGGGAACTGTAATTTGGGGTAACAAAACTTTACAAGTTGCTGACACCGCATTAAACAGATTGAACGTAAGAAGATTGTTACTTCAAGCTAGAAAGTTGATTTCAGCAGTAGCAGTAAGATTGTTGTTCGAGCAAAACGACCAAATCGTTAGACAACAATTCTTGGATAGTGTTAACCCTATCTTAGATTCAATTAGAAGAGATAGAGGTCTTTATGACTTCAGAGTAACAGTTTCTTCAACACCTGAAGACTTAGATAGAAATACATTAACAGGTAAGATATACTTAAAACCTACGAAGGCTTTGGAATTCATCGATATTGAATTCTTCATCACTCCAACTGGAGCTTCGTTCGAAAATATCTAAAAATAGAAGGGGGGTAAATTCCCCCCTTTTTTAGCCAATGAGAAAAGAATTTACAGAAGGATTTAAGTCTGAAAATACACCAGATATGAAGTATTACGCGTTCGATTGGGACGATAATATTGTTCATATGCCCACAAAAATTATAGTGATAGATAAAAACGGAGAAGAGTTTGGTATGTCAACTGACGATTTTGCAGAATATAGACATATGATTGGCAAAGAACCTTTTGAATACAAAGGTAACGAAATTGTAGGATATGCGGATAGTCCATTCAGAAATTTCAGATCAGGTGGAGACAAAAACTTTTTAGTTGATGCTATGAAAGCTAAGGTCGGTCCTGCATTCGATGATTTTAGAGAGGCGATAAATAACGGTTCAATTTTTGCAATTATCACGGCGAGAGGACACAACCCGAATACAATTAAAGAAGCTATATACAACTATATTATATCAGGATTTAATGGTATAGATAAAGAACAACTAATAAAGAACCTCAAAAAATATCGAACCTTCGTAGATGAAGAGGATATGAGTGACGAAGAGTTAATAAGATCATACTTAGAACTCAACAAATATCACCCTGTATCGTTCGGAGATGAAGAAGGAGCTGTCAATCCTGAAGAGGCTAAGGTAGAAGCTATGGAAGAATTTGTTAGTTACATCAAGGCGATGGCGGCAGTACTAAATAAAAAAGTATTCTTAAAGAAAGGAGTAAGAAATAACTTTATTCCAAAAGAGCTTTCTATAGGTTTTAGTGACGATGATCCAAAAAATATAGAAGTAATGAAAAAACATTTTGAAAATAAACCAGATAATATAGTAAAAACGTATTCTACTGCTGGAGGCGTTAAGCGCGAAGTAAAGTAAGGATACTCTCATAAAAAAAAAAGTAAATAGAAAAATTTTTTAGTGGGGATATATTTATCACTATAAACAAAGAACAAAAAAAAATTTAACAATATGGCTGATTTATTAATGAAAATGCCGATACCTTACGAACCGAAACGACAAAACCGTTTTATCTTGAGGTTTCCATCTAGTTTGGGTATAAATGAATGGTTTGTAGAGTCAACCGCAAGACCACAAATAACAATTGGTTCTACAGAAATTCAGTTTTTGAACACATCAACTTTCGTTGCAGGACGATTCAATTGGAATCCAATAACGGTTACATTTAGAGATCCGATTGGACCATCAGCGGCGCAAGCTTTAATGGAATGGGTTCGTTTACATGCAGAATCTGTTACAGGTAGAATGGGTTATGCTGCAGGTTATAAGAAAGATGTGGACTTGGAAATGTTGGACCCAACCGGAGTTGTTGTAGAAAAGTGGATATTGTACGGAGTTTTCTTAACAGACGTTAACTTCAATCAGTTATCTTATTCTCAGGATGGTTTGGCAACAATTACTTGTTCTATGAGACCTGATCGTTGTGTGTTAGTATATTAACATCTAAATTCTATTTATTTTTCATAGATAACTTTTACATTTGACCGTAGAGCATAAAACTCTACGGTTATTATTTTATGGACAATCAATCAAGAGAATACGGACAATCCCAATTAACTTTACCACACGACGTGGTTCCCTTACCAAGTGGAGGGCTATTTTATAAAAACAAAAAAAAGGCGATAAAGGTAGGGTACCTGACAGCATCTGATGAAAACACAATCATGGCTGGAGGTGCTGACATGACTTCAATACTTTTGAGGTCAAAAATTTACGAACCTGATATTAAGGTTGATGATTTATTGGAAGGTGATATTGAAGCGATTTTAATCTTCCTGAGAAATACAGCATTTGGCCCTGAAATGGAACTTAACTTAACCGATCCTGTCACAAAAAAAACTTTCAAATCCACGGTAAGTTTATCTGAGTTAGATATTTCCAAAGGAGAAAAACCAAATGAGGAAGGATTCTTTTCTACAAAATTACCTAAGTCTGAAATGAACGTAAAATTGAAACCATTATCATATGGTGAAATTTTGGAAATTCAAAAAATGGTCGACAGTTACCCTCAAGGAAGAACAGCTCCTAAAGTAACATGGAGATTAAATAAACAAATTGTTGAAATCAATGGGGTCACTGATAAATCCGAAATTTCGAAATTTGTTGAACAAATGCCAATAGCTGACTCCAAATATATCAGACAATATTTGGATGAAAATGAACCTAAATTAGATTTAAAAAGAACTGTAACAACCCCTTCAGGAGAAAAACTAACAATAAATGTTGGTTTCGGGGTGGACTTTTTTCGTCCTTTCTTCTGATTATAGGAAAGGTCAAATAGATGAATTTTATTATTTGACTAAACTTCTTAACATAAGTTATAGTGATTTTTTGAACATACCTATTTTTTATAGAAAATATATTTTGGATAAATGGGTTAAGGAAAATGTAAGGGACTGAAAATTCAGTCCCTTTCGTATTTATATAAAACAGACAATTAACAGATGGCCGATCAAAAAACATTTGACGAAATAAAAAAGGAACTTTTGGACTCGTTCAACGTAGGAGTCGAATCTTTCAAAGACCAATTTGATGCGATAGCCCAAGCTTCCAACGAATTACTCGGAACTTTTACTCAAGGGAGACAAAGAATAGGTGAACTAAGGACAGCCTTAGCTGACGCACTTCCTGATGTTACTAGATTGGGTGGTGGAATTAAAGATGTACAAAGTATAATTGCAGATGTTGCGGAACAATCAAGAAGGAATGTTGTTGCTTCATCAGAAGAAGTTGAAATGTTTTACGCTGCTAACAAAGTTCTTGGATTATCGGCTCAACAGTTGTCAAAATCCTTTTTGGATGTCGGAATCGGAATTGATAAAATTGGTGAAAATTTAAACAAATCAGTAGAGTATATTCAAAGTGTTGGAGGTAACGCCAAAGCTGTGATGCAGGATGTTAATAACAACATGGAGCAGATGAACCGATATCAGTTCGAAGGTGGCGTTGTAGGTCTCACGAAGATGGCTGCTCAAGCTTCGATGTTGAGATTTGATATGTTTAATACTTTTACATTAGCGGAAAAGGTATTAGATCCTCAAGGTGCTGTTGATGTTGCAGCGGCGTTCCAAAGGTTGGGGGTTGCAGCTGGAACTTTGGTCGATCCTTTCGCTTTGATGAATGCGTCAATCAATGATCCATCTGGTTTACAGGATAGTTTGGCAAATGTATCAAAACAATTCACCTATTTTGATGAAGAAACACAATCTTTTAAAATCAATCCTCAGGGAGTATTGGTGTTAAGAGAAATGGAAAAAGAAGCGGGATTGGCAACAGGGTCTCTATCAAAAATGGGATTGGCTGCGGCAGAATTGGACGAAAGAATTTCTCAAGTAGGAGAGGCTGGACTTAATATCAAAGAAGAAGACAAAATGTATTTGGCTAACATCGCAAGAATGGGTGAAGGTGGCCAGTATGAAGTCAAACTAAGAGATGAAAGTGGAATAGAACAAACCAGAAGACTTTCAGAAATTACACAAGATGAATTTGATAAGTTGATTAAAGAACAACGAGAGGGCCCAAAAACTATGGAGGAATTGGCGAAAGCACAAATGTCTACCACAGATATTATAATGGGTGACGTTAAGGCAATCAAGGAAGCTTTGACAGGAGGAGTGGTTACTTCCGGACAAGTTACAAGAGAAACTGAAGGTGCTAGAAGGACTTTGACAACCTTTACTGGAGCGGGATCTGAATTAGTATCCTCCGAGGGTACACGAAAACAAACTGAAAGAGCTCTTAAAGATTTAGGACAATTAGTCGACGATTTAAGAGATGATAAGGTTGGAATGACCGACGATATTATCAACTACTTAGAAAGAGCGGGAACCCAATTAGGGGATATTGATGCTAGTGTTAAAAAATCTTTAGAAGAGGCGGCAACAAAAATAAGTCAAAACTTGGGAGATCAATCTATGGTGGAGAGATTAACTAAAGAAATGGTTGACACTGTCAAAAGTCAATTCACAACTGAGGATAATATCAAAAATCAACCTATTTCTTCAATTATCACTGGTTCGCAGACACCCATTTCAGGAAACCAAAATTTATCAACAGCGGTTGCTGCGGCAACAACAACACAAACCACAAAAATTGAATTTACTGGAGGGGCAAGATTTCAAGTTGATTTCAGTAATTTGCCAAGTGACTTGACACCAGCACAAAAAGAACAAATAATAAAGACATTTTCTGATCAACTAAATACGTTTGCTGCCCAGACTTTTGTTCAGAATCTTAACAAATCGAATAATCCATTGGGTAACAACGCCACTCAATATTTTGGTTGATCTCAATAAATAAAAATTGGTTCCAACCTATTTATAATAAAAAAATATAAATGGCAAGTCCTTTAGATTTTGTAAACTCAGAAGGTTTTAGAAAAAAACTTATTGTAAGGAATTTGACCCCTTATACTAAGGCACCAAATAGACCAACACAACCAATCAATACAGAATATATCCAATCTGATTCTTCAGTTCAGGATAGTCCTGATCAATTGATTGATGAACCTTCATTTGCCAACAAACTATATCCACTAAACCAATACGGCAATGAAGGCGGATACGAACAAGTCCCTGATCCAGGAGCTTTACAGAATACAAAATCTAACGAAGGTGAGTATGGATATCAAGACGCTAATATTGTAGGACAATCCATAGCTGAATCACAAAAATGGAAACCATTAAACGTATTTTCTAATGGGGATCAATTACCGTTGGATAGTGCCGAGTTTTTTGATTCCATAACTAGACCTCAAGCAACAAATACATCTAACAATCAACCTTATCCGACAACATTTGTTTCTTCGACTTATAGTCCCCTATCAATACTATTGTCTCCAAATCCTGGTGGAAGTAATGGTTTTGTGAGTCAGGACTCGTTTATTGCAAGACTTGGAGCACAAACTTTAAGAAAAGAATTTGAAGAAAGAATTGCGGCACAAATACGTCAAGATACCTTAGGAAGAGTTAATGCATTAAATGTTAGTAGTGGAACTGATCTTGTTAATATACTCACAGGTGTAGTTCCGATTATAGAACCTAACTATACTATCACAGTAACGGCAAATCCAATATTAGCTGCAACAAATTTTGCATTACGTTTAGGTGGTAGTATACTTCCTGTTTCCCCAATACCTGGTTCTTACTTTGATCCTAACATCAATCCTGGTCCTCAGACAACAATACAACAACTGACAAATGCTTTCAGACGTAGTGGTGTTGGTAAGTTCTTCAATAGATTGATGGGTGGAGGAGAGACTGGATCTCAGATCATGTTCAACAACATGGGTGTTGGTCAGAGATCTCGTTTATTCAAAAACATAGACTTCAACAAATACAAACCAAACTATCCGAGAACCTTCTTGGATCGAGTTGGAGGTATTTTGACTGGTACACAAGCCGACAATAGTAATTTTTATGTTGGTAATATCACGTCTAATCCATCACAGATATTTTCTCCAGTTGGTGAGGTACCTGTAAATCAGTATGGTGTTGAACAACAATCACCTGTTTATGGTCCTTCAGAACTTGCTCAGTTATATGAGGGGCCAAGTCAATCCGTTAGATTAGGTGCAAACGGACCAACCTATAGTAATGGTGGTGGAATCGAAGGTGGATTCACTTGGGTTTCTCCCAAATACAGAGGTAATGCGGGTAAAAAAGTAGGGATCAATGGAGAAGTTACAAATGAAGATGAAGATTTTAGACCATCATCATACAACACTACAGAGTCGGTAAATAATGAGTTTAGACAAGGATCGATATTAGATGATACACAACGACTCATTGATAGCCAACCTCAAGGAGGAAGAAGATTACAACACGTAGGGAATGCCATAGATCAAGTCAGTAAAGTATTCAATGACGGATACAAAGAAATGACAAAAGGATCAAGAGTTTATAGATATGTAGGTGATATAGGACAAGAAGTAGGAACAGAATATTGTAGAGTTTTTGCTAAGGATGTTCCTTACTTACAATATAATGATCTTCAAAAGGTTGATGGTATCACCACCGAAGGAAGAAGATTTTCCTATTCGGTTTTGGACAAAACATATAACCTTAACATTGTTCCAAACAAACAAGAAGGAGGACAAGATTCATCAAATCTTATTGGAAATGATGAGAATGCTTATGCAAAAAAGTATATGTTCTCTTTGGAGAATTTGGCTTGGAGAACATCTAGTACTCCAGGATTTTCTACTGCAGATTTACCTGTTTGTGAAAGAGGACCGAATGGTGGTAGAGTTATGTGGTTTCCTCCATATGGATTAACATTCAGTGAAAGCGTCACAGCAAATTGGAACCCTACAGAATTTTTGGGAAGACCAGAACCGATTTACACTTATAAAAATACTTCGAGAGGAGGAACTCTACAGTGGAAAATTGTAGTTGACCATCCATCAGTGTTGAATGTGATCGTAAACAAAGTTTTAGCAAACGAGACAAACAAAACTAGAATTGATAGTATTTTGGAATCTTTCTTCGCTGGATGTCGTAAATATGATATCTATGAGTTGGCAAAGAAATATGTTACAGTAAATCCTAATGATTTGTTTGAGTTACAACAGGCAATTTCTTCTAAAGAAATGACTCGAGAACAAATTGAGTATACACGTAAGACTATTGAGACTGGATATAATTCTCCAAATGGTTCAGATCAAGGATCTTCTCAATCTGGAGGAGGGGGTAACTCCCAAAACGAATTTCAAGGATATATTGAGTTGGGTTTGTATTTTGAAAATGACTACCCAAAACCAGAAGGGGATACTAACTTTGTTCCACTATATAGTGAATATACCTCATCATCAAACATAACTAAATACAAGTCAAAATCCAAAGGGGATGCAACAAGTACATTTTTCAATACTGTAGTTACTCCGAATTATAAAGCCATTGAAGAATTGGCGGTAAATTTAGGGAAAAAATTTGAAACCAATTCCCAAGGGACTGTCACAATAGAAATAGATTCAAGTTGTTCGGCGCCAGCTACCGTATCATATAATAAAGAACTTTCTAAGAGAAGGATCGAGTCAATGATCAGATTTTTTGCGGAGAATACTAACACAAAAAAATACGTAGAGAGTAAAAGATTGATTGTTAAGTCAAGAGTCGCATTTGGAGAACAAACACGATCCATCCCAATGGTATCTAACGCACCTGAAGGACCGTATCTTCCTAGTTCTTTTAATGCAAATGGAGACTCAATAAATTGTACTGATAACGATGTAAATACTCCAGGTGGAGACACACAGTCTGGATCCAAAGACGTATATACTTATCAGGCAATGGCTTGTAGAAGGGCATATATTTCAAATATAAATTCTAATCTTAATAATCCAGAGCCTGAGCCAGTACCAAATAGAATTGATGTTTTGGTTGGCAATGTCGTTACAGAAACCTTTACAACTGAGGAAGTTGTTGATGAGTGGAAGCCAAGAGACAATATTACTAAACGAGTGGTAAGAGCCTTATTATCTGAATGTGATTACTTTGAAACGATCAAAGCTGAAACCCCTATGGTTTTTGACAATCTGAAGGACAAGTTGAAGTTTTTCCATCCAACCTTCCATTCAATTACTCCTGAAGGATTGAATTCAAGATTGACGTTCTTACAACAGTGTATGAGACCTGGTGATACAATTCCTACTATAAAACAAGTAACACCTGAAAGTAAACCTACACTTGAGTACAACAACGCAGTGAATACATCATTTGGTGCTCCACCTGTGTTAGTTATGAGAGTTGGTGATTTTTACAATACAAAAATTATCCCAACTGGTTTACAAATAGCATACGAAGGACTTGATCTGAATCCTGAAGGGATTGGAGTACAACCGATGATTGCAAACATAACATTGAACTTCAACTTTGTTGGTGGTAGTGGATTGAAAGAATCTGTTGATAAATTGCAAAATGCATTGACCTTCAATTACTATGCGAACACTGAAATATATGATGATAGAGCTGATGCTACGGATATTGAGTCGTCAAGAATACTTGATCAAATATTTTTAGCTGGTCAAACACCTCCTCCAATACCTGGTGTAAACAACGCAAGTACGAATACTGGACAAGACAACAACTCAACTATTGGGAATATTGTAAGTTCAACGCTTTCTGATAATCAAGTAACTACAGGTGTAATAAGTTACGGTGACTTTATGCAAAAAGTTGTGACTGAAACACAAAATTATTTTACAACTGTTGTCAATAAAAATAAAGAAACCGTGAACCAATATAACAATGCTGTTAGACAACAGTGGCAATTGGAAAGAAACTATACTCAAGGTAATTTGAATGTTGATACTCCTGCGGTCGTCATATTCGGTAAACCAAATAATGTAGAAAAAAGGTTTGATGAAATATTCCTCGAACTTGATAATAATATCATAGATGGTACTGAAGGATTTATAAAATATTTGTCCGAGCCTTCAAAAAATCTTGCTCCACAATTGATAAGAACTATCAAGACCAATTATTCTAATTTTATTTTTAGAAAAAAATCTTTGTTCCAAAGTGGAGTATCTACCATAATTCAAAGTTTGGTTAATGAAGAACAAAAATATATTCAAACCTTAGGTCGAGTGAATGTTATTACTTATGCTGGTACACCTAATAATGGTACTGACGGGTTACAATCAAAGAGTGGACCTGTGACAGTTTATGTAACTATTGGTACACCAGATGTCCACAAAAGCTCATCAGCTCCAGATACTTTACTTGAATTAGTTGACGATACAAAGAAAATTCAAGAAGATATTCAGGCGTTCAATGACGCGATACAAGCTCCATTTAAATTTATTTATGCGGGAACAGGTGTTGAATATGAAGGTAATTTAGTGTTTCAAGTGGCTGACGGTAAATCAAAAGCCGTTACAACTACAGAAGTTTTCTTACCATTTAGTACGAACCCTTTGTTTAGTAAGAATGTTGAAAACTATCCAAATAGGAGAGTGTATATGGCATTGTCAGATGACATTTTGGATGATAAAAAATATGAAACTTTCAAACAAGAAATGATTGGTAATGTTTTGACAAACAAAACTTTGTTGGGTAATGGGTCAATAGATATACAAAAATTATTTGATGATTATTGGTTATTGAAACTCAGACCAGTTTTCTTGGAAGAAAACAATATAACAAAATCATTCATTGATAATTTGGAAAAGACAAGTTTGAAAAACTTCTTAATATATACACCGTTTGATAAAAAAACGAGAGATTTTACATTCACTACTGAAAATGGAGCATCAGAATCTAAAAAATCTTCACAAGAAAATATGATCAAAGGATTAGCCAACAGTTCAAACCAAAATACGAACATAAACACATGGAATGACCTAAATGGAAATGATACGGGTGCGTTCATATCTAAAGCGAAATTGAACTAATGTCATATCAATATTGGAATCGATACAGTGATTTTCTAATAAATGGAGAACAAACCGTTGTGCCATTTGTTTCGTTACCGCAAAAACCTACGGACAAGGCTTACATTTATAAAGTCGCAAAAAGTAGATTAGATAAAGTATCTCAAGAATACTACAATTCTCCTGTGTTCAGTTGGTTGATTCTACAAGCAAACCCACAATTTGGTGGTCTTGAAAATAACATTTACGATGGTGCGGTATTGATTATCCCATTCCCTTTATTACCATCTTTACAGGACTATAAGGCGGCTTTAGAAAATCATTTTTATTATTATGGCAGGTAACATTCAAGCGGACAATAGTGGTAATATTCTTGTTGAATTTGATTACAACAATATTATTGTAGTTGATCCGAATAAGACTATAGATGATTTCGGTAAAGTTTCAGAGAGACTTGTTGATCATGAAAAATTAGTAATGTATGCTAATTTGGAAGCGGAATTGTTACCAAGGACAAAGCTTGCGGTAGGAGGAGCTCCCGAAGATAGAATCAAAACAATTTCGGTTGCAAAAATGAATTTTTTAAAACCAACAAAAAATTCCTATTTAGGTACTGGATACTATGATGAACTTACTGGTGAAAACTCAACACAATTTAAAGGGGCGAATCAATTATTGGAAAAAGGGGTGCAACCGATAAATGGAGAAAAACCATATATTGTAAACACTGTTGCAAATGAAAAGGATATAATTGATAATGGATTATTAGGTATTACCTCAATTAACATTCAAACCAACTCTAGTTTTATACCTACCGTAGAAATTTTATTAGAGGACGTACAAGGTAGAGGGTTGTTTGAATTGGGTAATAACTCACCTTACTCAGCGTTTTTCAACTTACCTTATCCACCATTTTACCTAACATTGAAAGGATATTATGGTCAAGCGGTAAGATATCAACTCAACTTAGAAAAATTCCACGCATCATTCAATGGATTTAGTGGAAATTATTTGGTGAGACTACAGTTCAAAGGATACAAGTTCAACATTCTCAATGAGGTCGCAATGGGTCATTTACTTGCGGCGCCACACATGTATAGCCAAAGATTTGATGTCACACAAAGTGTTGAAGGACCTCAACAATCCAACCGATCGGCAGAATCCCAAGCAAATACTCAAGCTGAGAGAGGGGCTAATAACTTAGGTTCTAGTCAAGCGGCTGTAACTCAGTTAGTTGCGGAAAGAGGATATCAAAAAATAGTAGAAGTATACAGTGAATATAAAGCTAAAGGTTTGATTGCCCCAAATTTTCCTGAGTTAACTTTAGTTCAACTTATGAATAAGTTGGATCAATTCGAACAAACAATTGTAGAATCGTTTGATAAAACAGAAGTAGAGTCCTTAACAAATATACGAAATTATAAAGGAATTTTAACTCAGTATTTTGGTAGTGTGAGGGGAGCTAATACTTCTTGGTTCAATACATATTTAGATCCGAATCCAATTGTACTAGTTAACAAACAGAAAATTTACACATTTAAAGATCTTTCAACGGAAGTCAAAGAAGAAGCTATAAGTATCCTTCAAAGTAATATTACAAAGTTTAATACTTCGTTAGCAGAAAATCCTACTTTGGGAACTGCGGGGCCTACTCCGATACCGAACCCTATAAAGTATGATATTATAAAAGCGACCCCACCCCCTTTCGACAGTATCGATTGGAGAGAGACCACAAGAATTCGTACTGGTATTTTGAGTCCTACAGTTCAAGATGAGGCTGATCTTAAAAATAGATTAACACCACTTTTTGTAACAACTAAATTACAAGCAACGGAAACCAACGGAAACAAATCTTTGGTTCCGATTCCTGAGAATTTTTTTACTTTCGAGAGTGAAGATGGATTTGATAAACAGATTGGTTTATTAGAAACTCAAGCAAATAAAAAACTATCTGACTACGAAAGTGAAATCTCTGAAAAACTTTTAAGAAAGATAGAAGATACGGATGTCGGATTGGGATTCAAACCGACTGTGAGAAACATGATAGCCCCTATTATGGCTTCTGCTGAAGCTTTCATTAGGTTATTGGATGATGTACATACAAGTGCATGGAATGTTAAGTATGATCCAGTGAGAAAAAGTGCCATATTGGATAATCAAACATCTGCGCAAGGTAGTGAAGTGATTGACCTCGTGGTTAGAGATCAATCTAACTTAGTTGGAAACAATGAGTTAGACAACAATGCCGTTAATTCACAGATACCTGTATATCCTTGGCCTCAATTTTTTGTTGAATCACCCGATGATAAAAAAGGGAGATTCCAACTTAAGTATATTGCTGATCCAACCGTTGTTGATCTTACTCAAGGATATCTATTTGACAAATGGCCTGAAGTTGAATTTGTGGAGGAGTATATGAGAGGTCTTACCCAAAAGTTTCAGAGCCCAACAGCACCTCCACCGTTGGATAGTGAAAGAGATACTGATATTATCAATATCAATGCGATAGAATTTCCATCGACTGGTGTCGCCTATACCAATAAAGAGGAAATAAAATTCTTCTATGAAATTTGGGAAAGACAATTCTTAACTACTCACTATTCAAATCTAATTAGAGCAAATTCTAATCAGATAGATGAGTTATTTCGTTTGAATACTGAGACTGAATACAATAATATTTCAAAAAAATTGGGTGTAAGTTCTCCGTATCTCAATTTAAAATTGAAAAATTATAATCTCACCGCATCCAACTATCCTACTTTTTTGAAGGATATTTCAAACACTGGTACCGGTCGAGCTTATCAAGAATACACTCGAGATTTCTTCGTTACCCCTTATATTAAGGGATTAACTGAAAACTCTTTTTCAATTCTAGGTACCACAGAAATTGGGAAAATACCGCAGTCTACAGCTAAGTCCGAGGCTTTGAAGATCTTGATTTCAAACGCTTCAAACGATCCATTGATAATTGATACAATACCATATACAAATCAAACATGGTGTGTGAACAATTTGAATCAAGGTAACACAGCGTCATCGAATCAGGTTTATAATACAAGAAAATCTCTCACAATATTCGAACCTAGAAAAGTTATTTCAAACTTTAATGATGTATACAATTATACATTCAATAGACCTGTTACAAACTTCTCTTATATATTGGGTCAAAACCCTACATCTACTGCGATATCATTGGGAGTTACGAATTCAGGGTTGGTTGGATTGAACGCATTTTACGCCACAAGAACTCCGAATAATTTTATTCCTACAGAAGGTTTCGTCAACGGAAATTCACCTACTAATGGAATAAACTTCCAATCAACAACTTCAATGTTGAATACTCCGTATTTCGTAAACGCGATTCAGAATGGAGTTTATAATTCACGTTTGTCAGGAAATACTTATCCGTATGTTCAAGCGGCCTATCTATTCTTGAATTCTTTACCATTGGCAACATTAAGAGAAAAATACAAATCTCTTGATAACAATTTAACAACCGAGTTAGATTTTATTTCGGCAACATTCAAAAAGTTTGGAGCTATTCATAAATTACCTTACGCTTGGATTTTGAAATATGGGTCAATATGGTATCGATATAAAAGATATAAAGAAAGTAATGTCGATATATTGAGTTCTGCATGGTCGGATTTTAATTACGCAGGAAACTATAATCCAATTACAAGTTCTGTTACACAAACATACTCGTTCAAATATTCAAACGTAGATAGAAACATAACTCTTCAGAATGAAGGACCAACTCAAATTCAAATGCAAGTTGGATTCTATCCTAAACTTATAAATGACTTCAATGTTTTCTATAACGGATATGACTTGTATGTGAATTACACTGATCAAGAAATACAAAATAGTGTAAATGGGGGATTGAAATTATACAATTTCCGTGAGTCAAATATCGTCAGTGCAACTCAAAACGGAAAAAATTTACAGTTATCGACTTGGTCAGTATTGTTACCAAATCTACTACCTGACTCACCTATTGAATGTAATCCAAAAGATAACACAGTTGGAGGTGATTATTTTATTGTTCCATCTTTTGGAACACCATTTAATCAAACAACCAATGCTTGTATTTCGGATATCACAACAAGTCCGAGAACCGTTGTAAACTTGACTAATAACCCGAGCGTATTCAATGGTTCTGTTAGAAGTTTGTGGTCGGCTCCAAACTTTGGATACTTTGATTCGGGTCAAATACAAATTCCATCACCAGACTCCTATTTGAACTTGATAGTACAACAAGGGGATCAAACACCATTCAATTTATTGACTGAAGACAATTACACAAAAATAGAAGAAGTATTCTCCGTTTTTGAAAAGAAAATTTTGGATTCCTTTGAAAGTGAGTTTTTGAATTTCTGTAGAAGAATGACAGATGTTCGGGACAAAAGTAGTGTGACATCTTTTGGAATATCACCAGTATCCGTGAACGCTAACTTCAGAAACTTCCAATCTTTATTCAAAAGTTTGATGACGGTTCCCGTTAAAACAGGATCTGAATCAGAAGATCAATATTTTACTAACACAATAAATAATCAATTTTCATTATTCCAAGTTGGTATAACGGCTTTCATGGAGTATGATGTGATATTCCGATTTGGTAACCCTTCGAATTACCAGAGAAGAATTTTTGATTCTTACTTATCACATAATTCAACAGAGGTAGTCGTTGATCCAATCAGTTTTGAACCTTACGTTCCTAACTCTTTACCGACATTGGGAGGGAGTGTTACATTACAACAATCACAAATTGCCAACCAAGATGCTTGGGAGGCTTTAGAGACTGAAGTGGGATTCTCTACAATAACAAACTTAAGATATACTTCGGCTGGGTCATATATTACTGATTTCTTTGTGGACAATAACATTGCATTCACATCACAAAATGTTGTGTTGTTAGCACCATTGATCAAAATGTATGCTACACAGAAATTGAATAACCCAAACATCAACTCATCATCATTCCAAAATCAATTGAGTACGTATTTGGGAAGAGAAGATGACATCCAAGATGTTTTCTTAAATGGTGTTTTGGAATCATTACGAACCAATTTAAGTGACCAAGTTCAATTACCTGAGAGGGTTGTTAAAAGTGTAATTAGTGGAGAACAAAGTAAGGTTGAAAACTATGAGGTCTTCAAAGCTCTGAATGATAAGTGGATTGCTGGAGGTGATTACAAGACAAAGACCTTGTTTGAAGATTTCTTGTTTATGGACAGGGCGTCTAGAAATATTGGAGATACTATTCTAATCGACATATTCGAGTTAAAAAATATGTTCAGTGAAAATTCTTTGAACCAAGCAATGAGTGTGTTCACATTTATTGGAGGTATTCTAATCAAGAATAATTTTACTGTGATGCCTTTACCAGCATATGTGAACTTTTATAACGTACAAGATGTTGATGGAGTTTCTTCTCCAAAACCAGAAGGGTCACTACAATTCGCTAATAGTTTGTGGGGAACGTTCTTGGATGTTGATTACAGAAATTCAGGTCCGAAAATGATCTGTTTCTACACAGGTAAACCATCTCAATATTTGAACTTACCGAAACAAAATTCAAGGTTTAGAGATGACGCTTTTGAAATGAGAAGGGCATCAGACAATCCATTGATTGAAGATCAACAAGGAAAGAAAGATTGGGCTTTATCAAACAAGTGTGTTGGGTTCAACGTTGATGTCGGAACAAGGAATCAAAACATTTTTTATTCCTTTACCGTGTCTCAAGACAATGGAGTTGCAACCTCTGAATCAATTAACACCCAATTGAACATGGTTGATCAAGCTTCGGGTCGAGCTGTTGCAACACAAAATAATAGTTTATTTAACCTTTATAAACAAAGAAGTTATAAGTGTTCAGTTGTTAGTTTGGGCAATGCTTTATTGCAACCTACTATGTATTTCAACCTCAGACATGTTCCCATGTTCAATGGTCCATACATGATTACTGATGTGTCCCACTCAATACAGCCAGGAACGTTCCAAACAACGTTCAATGGAGTAAGACAAGGGGTTTATGATTTACCGGCAATCGATAGTTTCTTACAAAGTATTAACCAAAATCTAATAACAAGACTAGAAGAAATTCTAAAAATCAATAAAGATCAGGTTACTGTATCAGGAACAACAAACAATATCAAATCTGATAGCGTTGTGCAAAAAGCAGATAATACATTGGATACTACCAATTCATGTAATTCTAAGTTAGATTCTGTTTATCTTAACGCTAGTCTAGGTTATGAGGCTGTCAATGGAACTGCAACAGAAGTTTCACCAGAGGAATTCGCGGCGGTTCTTAAAAGGATTGTGCCTAATGACGAACAACTACAAACAATTATTTATTGTATATCTTACATAAGAACTTTCCAAGTAAGTTCCAATACCAAATTAGGTAAATTCTATGCTTGGAATAATAACTTAGCAACTTTAAGTTTGGATGTGAATTGGGGAGGACAAGTATCATTATTACCTAGAACTTACAGTTGTATAAATGTAAAAACAACTGACTCTAAAAGTACTTCATTACCTATAACTCATTTCAGTTCTTTGGATGATTATGTTAGATTCATGGCGGGAAAATTAAGGGCAAGAGTTTCTGAAATTTTACAACCTGGTATGGGATTGGCGAAATACTATGTTTGTCTTTGGCCACAGAAAAGCATCGACCTCGATTACTACGATCAAAACAAACCTAGATTTGCACAGACTGAACAGACATTCTTTGAAGCTTTAGCGTCTGCAGTTCGTGTTGGGCTAATCAACGCTGATGGATCAACGAAATTAAAGGAGGATATTAAAAAAGACACAAATAACTCAACGGCACCGAATGTCACTCCAACTCCAAGTCCTGTTGTAGGATGTCCACCACCAGCAATCAAATCATTCTCACCAAGTGCTGGATACATAGGAACAATTATTCAACTCAACGGAACAAACTTCGAATCGATTAAATCGATAACTGTTGCGGGTCAAGTAGTAAATCTTAGTACAGTTAGAGTGTTTAATCCACAAACTCTGAGATTCACATTACCTGACATTATTATACCGTCAGGACAAAATCTTGTACAAGGTAAGATTGTTATTACTACAGATTCAGGAGTTTCAGAAACCCCATTGAATTTTACCTTCAATCCGGCATTGGTAAATATATCTGGTCTTTCTCCTGGAGGGTCGCAGAATGAAGTAACTGAGCAGCCTTCAATAACTCAACAAAATATCGCTGGATCAAATCCAAATCCACAAAATACTGGGCCTATAACTCTAATAGAAAGTAAAAAAGTTAAAGATGAGACAGGAAGTACTTCTGAGTTAGTGGTCAAAGTTAATCCTGAAGTTACGGGTTGGAAAATTAGTAAAACTAATTTATATAGTTACACTATCCGCAAAGTTGTAGATGGACCTAATAATACACTCGAATTAAAAGAAGTTAAAACATTAGATAATCAGAAACTTGAACAATTTGTTTCGGAAGACCAACAAGAATTTGAGGTAAACAAAGAACAAATGATTAAACTTCTAAATTTAGAAGATT